GTCTGGGAATTCTCCTCTATCTGAGGTAGTTATAATCTTCTGTGCATAGTCATAGATATATTTGATAACAGCGTCAGTGCTAAGCTGTAGCAGCCTCTTCTGGTTATCTAATATGCTTTGACTAATCTGAGCATCAAAAGCTATACCGTTATAAGATATATGATACTGCTTCTGAGCTACACATGTGTTTAAGAATGCTATAAACTTAGGGAGATCATTTCTGTCTTTGTGTATTACAAATGTGTGTTTGACAGAGTCATCTTTATAGTGTTGGAATACGGCTATAAAACAATTAGTAAGTGTTTCATAGTCCATTACCCAATGGGTCATTTGTTTTTCGCTCATATAGTTCTTGTTCAGTTAAGCTGTCCCCCCAAAATAAGAAGCCAAAAAAAGGCAGATGGAATAACTGCCTCTTAATGGTCGTCTTAAACTCTAAAAAAACAAATTAAACAGAAATAATACTACTTGGTTTTTCTGCTGCTTTAGGTTTAACTTCTAAATATTGATTGTAATCAAAACTATCAGCGTTTAAAGCTAGCATATTTATAATATTTTTAATCTCGTCTGGTGACTCAATATAGTATTCATAGTAAGTCTCAATAGTCTTACGCTCTTCTGCGTAGTCTTTACCATTAGATCTTTTACCAATCTTCATTGTTTGTGGATCTCCAAAGTCATTAAGCTTAGCTAACATGTGTAAAGATTGTTTTTTCTCTTTACCAATAAGAGCTAGCACTTTAGCTTCAGGATCAAAAATGGCCTCATTGTAAGGACTTTCAGGTGTAGCTGGAATCATCTTAAATGTTTTACCATTTGCCCATGTTCCAGTGATAAGAATCATTGATTTATTCATTGTTTGTTTTTTATTATACAAAATTACACTGTTTTCTTTAAGATTTCCAAATCTACCACTGGAATTTTTAAAGTTTCTTTCTCTAAGTCACAAGGATCACAAAGTTCACCTAATTCTTTAAGGGTGGTTGCTGATACATCAAGTATTTTAGCGTAGACGTCAAAATATCTTTCTGGAAATAAGTATGTTTCTATGTACTTATACTCACTGGAGTTGTCTCCGTAGTATGATTTTATGGCCCTTTTAAGTACAGGTGAGAGCTTAGAATACTTACCTAACAAAAAGTTAAACCAATCTGCTTGATATATTTCAAAATCAAACACATATAGATTATAACCTTCTATATTGATAATATGACTAAATAATGGGTTACTTAATAACATCTGGGCTTCAAACTTTTTAAAGCCTTCAGAATCTTCATTTTTGTAACTACATATTAGCTTTACCTCTTCAGGTGCTATACACTCATCTATTGATAAGTAGACACCTGTAGGCGTAAAGTTACTAGTCCTCTTTATTCCCAATGCAGGGAATAAAAAGGATCTAGACTTTTGGAAGTATTTAGTATATAAGCTCTCTATCATTTCTACAATTTGTTTACAAAGTTACAGATCCTGTAGCAAAATCGTACGGAAGATCATAACATTTATTCACATAATGCCATTCTGCTTTATTCATAACATCAGTAAGTCTGTTTAACCAAACTTTTAAAGTTGGTTCTGATACAGCAAACGCATATGTTTGGTACATTTTATCTATAACTAAAAAGTTAAACTTTAACTCATAACCATTTATTTCAATTAGATCTTTATAAGTATTAGCTACTAAGCTACAATAAATTACAGCTTGTAACCAATAAGAATAGAACTCAATTGTTTCTGGGAAGTCTTTAAGCTCTTTACTTGTAGTCTTAACATCATTGATATAAATAACTTTTTCATCGTGATTAATTACTAAGTTATCAATTATTCCTTTAATACCAAAAGGTTTAGTTGTAGCTTCAGCCTGTAGAGGAATTTCATTATAAACTTCAATGTTGTCAAACTGAGTTGTATTACATCCTATAAGTTTACATACACTTTGATTAGCTTTAACAAGCTCTACCGCTGATTTACAGAAATCAAATGTTTCTTGATCTATAAGTGTTTTATCACCTTTAGTCTTTAAGAAAGACCAATAGTTTGTAGACTCTGTAGAGATAATTTTGTCAAGACGTTGCTGATCTGTCTTTAGTGCTTGAAAGTAATTCATATCTTTCATAACATCAAGTATAGCTCCATCGAAATGTTCAAGTTCAGTTCTTGTATCACCGCTTAGAGATAGTTCTTTATAGTGATTAAAAACTCTATCTACTACTGCTTTTACACCATCCCCTGGTAATTTACCTGGACTAACAATAAACTGATCATTAAACTTCTCTTCTTCTAAAAGAAGTGCGTGTATAACTTTACCTTGTACAAGGTGCTGATCTACTCTTTCTTCTTTAATTCCAAGTATATACATACTATGAAATACTACTGGGTTCCATAATAGTTTATTTAAACTACTGTATGAGAAGTAAAACTTCTTATTGTAAAAATCATTTTCCATAACTTTTACTGACTCTTCCATTATATTTTCTAATTCCATGTTCTTAGTTTATTGAGTTATTTAATTCTTCAGCTCTCTTTTCTACTTCTTGTAGCATAAGGCCGAGTCTCCATTTTTCTATTCTATCTCCAAGTTTTGTAATAACAGCTTCTAAATGTCCATCATTCATTTCTGATACAGACATCCATTTGCGTGGTTCATCACCGTTTATACCATATGATCCCCATATAGGAGCTGTTCTACATTTTTCAAATCCTTCTGTTAGATATACAGTGTTTGATAAATCTACTAAATCAAGGTCTGCACCACCATAGCGTTGGTAATCTGTACCTCCATCTAACATAGTTTTGTTATCACAGCCGCATGTTACATAATCATGTCTGTGCATTGAAACTAGTACATCACCACATTTTTTACATGTGGCGGTACTATATACAATCTGCTCTAATCCATTCATACTTTTAAGGTTTTGCTGTCCAATTAGCCATGGCTCTATCACCATTAGTTATTGCACAATTTCTGCATAATACACTTATCCAACCTCTTGTTAAACCAAGGTCTTCTTCTGATCCACAGTCTTGACATGTGCTCTCACACATATACTCAGCCATATCTATCATACCGTCTATTATGTCATCAGTGTTATCAGCATAAAAACGTAGTCCTCCAAACTTTTCTTTCATTTGGCTACAAGTAACTTGTAAAGATTTTATTGGTCCATCTTTTGTATATGTAGTATGATTATCTATATGTGATTGCATACAACCACATAGTTTATCTATAATTGGTAACCAACCTGATGGTACACCATACCAGTTACATCTTCCTGGATTTCCTGGATAGTCTACAAATATCTTGGGATATTTAGCTATTATTTCTTCTGTAGTTATCTGCTTGGCCATAGTCCTAGTTCTATTAGTTTACTACTCATGCGTTGTTGTGATCTTGTATCTACAGTTAGTGCTTCCTCATATTCAAGGAGAGCTACTAATTCTTTTATTAATTCGTTACAGTTATCAAGCTTAGATGTAACTTGAGCTAATTCAGCTCTACAATCTTCAGCTCTAAACGTATCTTTATGTATATCATTCATACTTTTTCTTTAATTTTTTAATGTCTCTGAAATTTCTTCAGGTAAATAAGCTAATAGGTTTTTCTTAGGAACAAATTCTAATAGCTCATAAATAGCTGTTTCATCTGCCATTAAAAAGTCTTCTTTCATTTGAGCTATAACAGCTTCAATAATTGGATCTTCCATATTACTTTTGTTTTTCTAATTGTGTTTTATTATTATGACAGGTTTCACATAGCACTTGTAGATTATCTAGTTCACAGAACAATCTATCTACAAATCCTGGTAAGTCGTCACTACAGTTTAAACTACCTGCTCCTACTATATGGTCAACATTGATTTTCTTATCAGGAAACCACTTGTGACAAACATTACATTGATATTCAAACTTCTGCCGTTTGTTAGGACCTTTATAGGCTCTACGAGCTTTCATTTTACATTCAGTAATAGGTTTCCACCATCTAGACTTTTGTCTTAATCCGCTTCTTATAAAACTCCAGAATGCTGATTCTGTCATAGTACCAGCATTGCGTGTTTTAGCAGATCTTGGTTTAGTTTGTTTAGCCATATAGTTTATTGTAGTTCAAAGATATACTAAGTATTTTAGCAATCTTCTACTTTTTTATTGAGGAGTAGTACCAATCTGTAATACACTTCTTTGGCACCATAATCTTTAATAGAATCTGCAGGGTCTTTACTCATAGGTAAAGCTGTGTATTCTATTTCCGGGTATAGTTCTTTATACTTTTCCATTGCTTTGATACCTGGTTCATCAAAGTCAAATATTATAACCACTTTTTTATAACTCTTAATATACTGTTCCATGAGTTCTTTACGAATCATAGAGTTTTCAGAATCAGGAGCTACAATATCTATAGAGATCTTAAGACTCTTCAGAGCCATAACATCCTTTAAAGATGAAGTGATTACTAAGTATTTATTGTTCTTAAGTTGTTCTGAGCCCTGAACATAGTCGGCCACCTTAATAAATTTCTTATCTAAGGTTTTGGGTTGGTAGATTTTATATAGCGTACCGTCAGCTTTGAAGTAGCCGTAGAGATAATTACCTCTAATGCATAGTTCTTTATCATCCTTTATCATACAATAAGAGTCTAATGGTCTTACGTTATGTTCGGTGAGTAGCTTGGTTCCTATGTTAAACTGGGTCCAGAAATACTGATCTTGTGTTGACCATGATCTAAAAATATATTTAGACACTTTATATCTGGAAGACTGTTTAAATTCCTGTAGATCATAACCACCATTATTATGTAGTACAAAGTCATTATAGTTTTCTACAATGAGTTGACACACTTTATGATAGGATAGAGATGTTATTTCTTTTACTAGATCTATAGCAGATCCGCCTCTTCCGGTTGAGAAATCTTTAAACTTGTATACTTGTTTATTATCTAGATAAATACACATACTAGGTGTACGTTCTTTATCATTAAATATACTTTTAATTTTTATATCTTGCCCACTCAGCTTTTCTTTTAGTTTGCAAAAGTGTTCAAAAATCCATGGTACAGGGACATCTTTGATATCATGCACCAAATTTTTAGTCTTGAACATATGATTTTATAATGTAGTTAAGAAAAAAATAGAGGGAGGTAGAAACCTCCCTCGTTATTATTTACTATCCAAAACTAAAAGATGTCTGATATACTAATCCCCAGGCATCTTAAAGAACTACATTTGAAAATCATCAGTAGTAGGTTCAAAGCTGTTAACTGGTTTGTTAACTAAACCTTTGAAGTGATACTGATTGTTCTTATCAAACTTATCCAATTTAGATTCTTCTTTAGATACGAACTTGTACTTAGGTAGAGACAATTTTGTAATAGTCTTACCGTTGTATTCTTCTTCTGTACCTTTCAAGAACCAGTAAATATTATGTCCTTTCAATACGTTTGTAGCTTCTGCTACCCACTGCTCAATAGATGTAACGCTGCTTTTAGCAGAGATGGCATCAATCTCAGATCTTACACCTAGTTCAGTTGCTATAACAACAATCTTATTTAAGATGTCATTCTTGTTAATATCATCAGAGTTAAATTGGTCTGTCCAAATAGTAGCTGAGACACGAGAAGATGGTCCTTCATACTTTGCACCGTCTGGATTGTCTTTGTCAATAGCCCAGCCTTCAAAGCCGTCTGCTGCTTCACCTACTAATGTTAATTCTAAAACCTTTTTGTCTCCCTTGTTAGATGTTCTAACCTGTGAACTGTGGATGTGTGCATAAGCAACTCCTGGCTGTAATGACTTTAAAGTACCGCCACCTTGTTTTACTTCTTGTCCTGTTGTACTAAACATGCTGTTTGAGTTTAATTGTTAAAATTGAGAAATTAATTTTCGTATTCTGTTATAGACTTCTTTACAAAGTCTAGATCATTAGCTATTTCAACGGTAGAAAACATACCTCTAGGGCTTTTACATGTATTTTCACCATTGTTTTGTGTTTCAAACACATAACGGATATTCCCGTCTTTATCTTTCTTTACTTTACCAAAGAGTACAATACTAAATAAGCCTTCTAAGCTAAGCTTTTCATCAACCATTTTACCAATGGTTTTAGCTTTAAACTTACGTTTGCCTTCTAGATCTGTAGATTCTTCAGCGTGAGTCATAATAAAGATAGTTAAGTCTTCTCTCAAGTCTTTAGGCATTCTAGCTATACGAGCTAAGTTTGCACCAATCTGAGTGAATTTTTCATAACCTTTTTCATCACTTCTATCAAAGAACTCAAAGCTGCTCATATACTGAAAGTCATCCACTACAATAGTTTTGATTTCTGGACGTTTTTCACTGATGTATTTTAAGCATGCTTCAATCTGAGTTGGAGCTGAACCGGCATAAAGATTTCCTGTAGGATTATCTTTACTCCAAGTTATGTATTTGCCTTTCCACCCTTTGAAAGGTAGTGGCTTGTTTGCAACGTTAATTATAAACGTTTCTTTTGGGTCAAGCTGTTCTATAGCTGTAGATTTACCTGAGCCACTCTCTGCAATAATAAGGATTCCTTGTGCCATATGCTTTTTGTTATTTGTTACTCTTTATCAAATCATTTAACCACGTCTTAGAACTTACAGGCTTACCTGTTTGAATGGCATAGTAGTCTCTTATAGTCATTTCTGTATAAGGAGCATCTTCCATTGCACCAGGAGCTTTATAAGCTGCTATTGGAGGTTTAAATGAGGGTTTATCTGATATAGCCGAAGCACCGCTAATTGCTACTGAAGTAGTATTAACTATTCTTAGCTCTTCCAGAGGTACAAGATATGAACCTTTTTCATTTAATTCAAATTCTTCTTCAAAAGCTGAATTAGATGGGATTTTGTAAACTGTACGTTCTGCGTCTAAAGGTTCTAAGTCTCTAGTAATCAATTCAAAATAGAAACCTTTTTCTTTTTTGAATTCTGAAGCAAAGATTCCAACTACGTTACGGCCTTGTTTATCATAAAAAGCCATCTTCATATTGAAGTCTGTTCTAGGAATCTCTAGATTATCTATAAGTTTTTGATGATAATCTCTAATGGTTTCAAGCTTATTCTTTTTAAGCTCTTTGATTTCTTCTTGTGTCATGTTGCATTTTTGTGTTTTGTAAAATATTAAAGTTCTTGTCCAACTTCTGCTGTTACATTTCTTCTACCTCCACCACCACTTCTTTCACTATATCTTTGGTATGCTGAGGCAGATCCTTCAGGTCTCAAAGCTTTAAACTCTGGTACTTCTACCATCTGTTGACGCTGACCATCCATCTTTAAAAATATAAGGTTTTTATTGTCATCACCGTTTCTAATTTTTAGTAGGTGCATAAATACATCCTCATCTTCTACTTGATAAGCGTAAGGTCCGTACACTTTGATATCTGCTTTAGATGGTCTACTTAATGCAATTACCATATCTGATCCTTGCATAAGAGCATCACCGCCAAAGATATCACCGGATGTAGGGTAGTTCCCAACAGTACCTGGTGTTTTTCTAGTAGCTTCATCTATAGATCTGTTTAGCTGAGTGATCATTATAACGATGATAGGAATCTTATTCTTGAGTTTCATAAGCATTTCTGTAGTGTTATACAGCGTTGCTATTTTTTCTCTCTCGTCTAAACGCTTCTTAATCAACCAACTGTGATCTATAGTAACAATCATAGGTTTACTACCACCTTCTAAATATGCTTCTTGTATGGCTTCTTCCATGTCTGTATGAGTTAGTGATTCTGATATCACTTCTCTTATTAGACCGTAAGATTCCATTTCTTTACAATGTTCTACATATTTATTAATATTATCTAGTGTGAAGTTATCAAGTTGTCTTTTAGTACTTAGAATTACACCGTAATCTTGGGCCATTTCACCAGCAAACTGTCTTGCAGCATACTGCTCATCACCCATTTCAAACTGAAACTCTAAAATATTAAATTTTTGATCAGGATTAAGCCTCCTAGCTTCTCTAAGCATTTGAGAAACGATCATAGTTTTACCAGCACCAGGTCTAGCACCAATAGTGAGCATTGATCCCCATTCTAAACCATTAACCCCAGCTTCATTTAAGCTTGGCCATGGTGTTAGCAAGGATTTTATCTCACCGTTTCTTCTTTTATTTATATACTTGAGACCCTTTTCTAGTACGTTAACGTAGCTTTTACGCCCATACTTCTTTTTTGGCTTATCCATAGGTAGAATTAATTAAATGTTTCGTGTACAATAGTTTTGAACTCATTTAAAGATTCTAACTTAGTTTCATAAACTACAGATGATATCATATGGCCAACTACAGAGAATAAAACCTCTTTGTTTATACATTTAAAAGTAGATTGTGTAGAGCCTGGTGCATCTGGAAGTGAATTATACACTTCTTCTAGTTTTTCTTCTTGTTCTTTTGTCATTGTAGTTTGAGTTTTTGGGTTGTAAATATACATATTTTCATTGTAACAATCAAAAGTATTTCTATAATAAAATACTTATAAAATGGTATTTCTATAATAAATCTGTCAATCACTAGCCAGTTTAAAACACTGAAGAGTACTGCTATGATTGTTTTATTTAAAGTTTTTTCATACGGTCCCATAGTTCTAGATATTTTTTAGTATTTCTGGATTATCTAAGATCATCTGACAATAGTCAGCTAATATAGATCTGCTAAGTTTGGTCTTCATATCAGTTTTTTGTATAAAATAACTGCTTGTAACCATAAATGAATAGTTTTCTTTATGCTTACTAAAGACATAAAAGTCTGTGGCGTCTAATACTAGATTCCAATCATATTCAGGGTAGGTTTTAAAAAACCATATAAACTTATCTTTAAGCTCTTGTACTGATTGTCTAGCTAACTCACCTGACGGTAGTTTCATAGCCGGGAATAGCTCCCTATACTCTTTAATCTTTTCTAAGAAGTTCTCACCTAGCACTGACGTAGCTACTTTCTTCTTAGTCTTTACTAAATATGTCTCAAATTCATTAAGGATGTTCTGAGCAGTGTGGCTTAGTTTGCCTTCTGCATCAATTAATCCCCTGCTTTGACATATTAGAGATTCAGCCTCTACATTTATAATAGCTGAAGGCTTAATCTTTTGCCGGCAGCAGTCCAAAAAATAAACTTGATTCGGACTTAAATTGTTCTTGATCAAAGTCATCCATAGTTGGTGCGTCATTGTATTTTTGTTTTATAAGTTTAACTATTTGTAAATATTTCTCTCTAAACTGGCTACACGTTTCAATAAGATCATTAAAAGTGTTTGTATTGTGTAAAACTGTAGTGTGGTCCCTATGTCCAAGATATTCACCTATATACGTAGTACTATATTTCATCATTCTTGCTATAGCACAGAAGATATTTCTTAGTTCAACTACTTCACGGTATCTACGATTGGATCCAAGCGGCACTTTAACATCAAGTTTTAGTGGTAGAAAAGGATAAAACACCTCTTCCAAGTCTTTAAGGCTAATAATAGGTAGATAATCATCATTATCTGTACTAACTTTTGTGATTACTAAAGGATAATACCCCATCTTTTTAAAGAACTGGGCTTTAAAATCATCAATTAGCTTTTTCTCAAGCTGTCTAGCGTAAATCTTGGTTTCCATAAATTTTTAAGGTTTATTAACAAATGTAGATTATTTCCTGAATATTTCGTATATTAAAGTGTAGGGTTTATAGAAATCTTACACTTTATACGTTTATATATAAATTATACATACCATGGCTAAAAAATTTTATGCCCAGAAAGATTATCTAGGCTTCCCTATTCCGGGTACAATGATGTCTGTTGACAGTCCACGTAACATTCCTGCAGATACTATTAGTATTCCTGCTCAAGACGTTACAGCAGCTGGAGCACAGGTAGTTGTTAATCAACCTTCAGGTTTACGTTATTTTGTACGTAAGAATACTAAAGGTGAGATTATCCCTAACTCATTGACTATCAGTTTGAAGAAGCCACAAGGTTTTGTTTATGAGTTTAAAGTAGTAAAGTAAGATGATTAAGGATATAACACCGATCTCGTATTTTAAATCATGGATTTTTCCAGGTCTTGTTTCAATACTTGGTATGATGATTTGGAACGATGTAAACGAAATAAAGTCTGACGTTAAGCTATTGATGGCTCAGTCTAATATAGACAAGACACGTATAGATAATTTAGAACGTCAGATATTTAAAACTGCAAGTAGTCCTAATGATCCTAGTAAGGAGTTTATAGATTACCAACAAATGGTAGCTATACTACCTAATAATAAGATGATATTAACTAAATATGCTAAAACTATAAAATATGACTTTTAAAGAATGGGCTATAGATCTTTTTAAAGATGAGCGTGGCGTTACGTCAATCAAACCAGTTGTAGGTTTTATTTGTGCATTATTTCTATGTGTTACATTAACTGCTAATAGTTTTTCAAGTGGTGATATTAAACCTTCAGATGGTTTAGTAGATGCTGTAATGTATATATGCATAGCTGCCTTACTTGGCGATACTGGTGATAAGTTTTCACTTAAAAAGAAGACAGATGAATAAAATATACTTATTTATTATAGGTGTGTTAGTAGTCTTTGTTCTTTTACAGAATAGAGGTTGTGTGGGTAGTAATAGTTCTCAGCAAAAATCAGATACTCTTGTAGTAAATGATACTGTTTGGTCAGTTAAAGATAGTTTGATATACTCCAAGCCTAAGCCAGGTAAGATCATTTATGATAGTATATTTATTGAAGGTAAGCCCCAGTATTTAGCTGATACTAGTTATGCTGTTTTAAAGAAGCAGTTTGACACTCTTGTTAAGACTCATACAGCATTAGCTATTTATAATGATAGTGTAAAGTTAGATACGATAGGATATGTTTCAGTTACAGATTCTGTAAGAGAGAATAAGATTATTGGTAGATCTTGGCAGTATAACTATAAAGTACCATTTGTTACCAAGACGGTAACAATTACTAATTATGCTAAACCAAAGGCTCAAGTGTATATAGGTGGTAGTGTTAATACAACACAAACTTTAGGATTACAGTCTGCAGATGCAGGCTTAATGTTGAAAACTAAATCAGATAAGATTTATGGTTTAAAAGTTGGCTCTGATGTTAATGGTAATTTATTGTATGGATTCCAAATGTATTGGAAAATTGGTAAAAATAAGAAGTAGATATGGCAATGCCTTGTCCTGCTTGTAAGAAACCTCTTGATTTAACCTTAAAGTTTATTATTAAACATCCAATCTCTGCATGCCCACATTGTGATATTATTATGGACTTTTCAGTAAATGATGAAATCAAAAACAGCTTTAAAGAAGCTCTCTCTGATATAGATAAGATAAAGAAACAGTATAAAGGAACAGTAAAATTTACATAATTATAAACTCTTAAATTAAAACGTTATGGCAGGTATCGCAGATCAGTTTGCAGGTCTTCCTATTGAAGATCTAATTGTCAGCCCTATTATAGGGATGGCTAAAGGACAAGCAAAATTAAACGAAGTGACTTGGAAGTACATCTCTGAAGTTGCATTTGTAAAAGACCAAGATGGTAAAACTACCGCTCGTTCTTTGGATGTAGAAATGAACAGAGTAGTTACTGACGGTGATACAGGTGAACAAACTATACAGAAATTGTATAATAAAGTTCCTATGTTGCCATTAGTACCGCTACCTTCATTGGCTATCACTTCAGCAGACATTGAGTTCTCTATGGAAGTTAAAACATCTGAAACATCAAAAGATACATCAGCTAGTGAAAACAGCTATGAAGCATCTGCAGGTGGAAAATGGTGGGGTATGAGCTTTAGTGCTAAGGTGGCAGGTAAAGTTTCTACTAATAAAGAAAACACTAGAAGTACAGATAATTCAGCTAAATACAATGTAAAAGTACATGCTGAACAATTACCTCCTACTGAAGGTATGTTGAAGTTATCAGACTATCTAACACAAATGTTAGAGCCGTCTTTGATTCCTTTGACTGCAGAGAATAAGTAAGAGTTCTTGACTAAAACCAACATATGGCAAGATTAAACGTAGAAGAACTAGTTGGTGGCCTCTTAGAGGCTGCCATGGTTTCTCAAGGTATAAGCGAAAGACAGCATATTAATGCTCTCAGAAACTATTTTGATGAAGATGGTACACCTTTAACTAAATCATTTAATATAGGTGGTAAGGAATTGGTTGTACCTCTTTATATATTAGCAGATCACTCATCTATTGGTTTAGAAGAACTAGATATTGAGTTTAGTTGTAGACTTATATTTGGTAGTGATGAAAAAGAAGTATCTAGTCTTAAAAAATCTTTATTAGGATTGTTTAAGAAGAAAGGATATGAACATAATATTAAAGGTATTGAAGTAGATTCAGGTTATAATCCTAATGAAGCTGGTATGGCTAAGATTAAAGTTAAGTTTAAAGCTGACGAAAAGCCAGAGGCTGTTAGTAGATTAATTGATGAATATATTAAGCACTTAGCAGACCCAAGTATAAAACAACCTTAGAACATCTTAAAAACTTATATCAAATTATTTATCCTTGGAAAACTTTATTAAAAACTTGTTATCAGGAGGTTGGGTTGTTCTGTTAATCGGTGCGGCAGGAATGATTGCTCGTCTTGTTACTACAGATGAACAGCCTAGTGTTGCAGATGTAGCAAAGAAAATGATAGGAGCTATGATAGCTTCTTTAATTGCTTGGTTTGTTATGGAACAGTTTGAGATTAACTCTATGTATAAGGCTATTGCTTATGGTTTAGTTGGATTGAATAGCCCAGAAATAATAAAAGGAGTACTTAAAATAAGTGGACAGTTTGCTGCTGATCCTATGTCATTTCTAAAAAAAGAGCAGCCTAAACCAACAAGAACAAGAAAGAAAAAATGAAAAATATATTACTAATCATTTTAACTGCTATCATATTAGTAGTTGCAGGTTTTGGAAAATATGTAGAATATACTATTAAAAAAACAGCTACAAGTGTATA